CTCACCGAGGGCCGGTGGACGGTCCATGTCGACGCCTTCTGGATCGCCGACGTCCTGTGCGAGTCCAGCGAAATCCGCCCCATCTGACCAGGAGGAACCTGATGGACCGCACCAAGCACCTCGCTCTGGCCGACGCCGCCATCACCCGGGCCGAGCGGCTCGCCGGAGACGCCGAGAGGTACGCCAACCACGCCGACTACCCGCACAAGGTGGCCCCGCTCGCCGCGGCCGGCGCCGTGTGGGCGGACATCGCCCGGGCGCACGCCGCCATCGCCGCCGCCATGCCCGCCAACGACGAGAAGACGGAGGCCTGACACATGGCCGATGACCTCAGCTTTTCCGACTTCACCCGCGGCGAAAAAGTCCGCCTGCTCGCCCTGCACGCCCGCATGGCCAAGAGGGGAATTGCTGGCCCCACGGTCGACCTGAGCGACCTGCAGAACAAGGTCAAGCGCATCGAGAAGCAGGCGGAGCGCCGCAAGAACGGCAAGTAGATCCGCCACGGGGCGGCCGCCATCGGCCTAGGAACCGCCGGCCGCCCCGTGTCCCGGACCGTCCAGAGAACGACCGGAGATCACATCATGACGGACCTTCACGCGCCCGCGGCAGAGGACGCCACCAGCACACCCGCACCCGAGAACCCCGACACGCCGGACCCGAAGCCCGAGCCGGCCGACGACTCACGACCTCGCCGCCGCGTCCGTATCGACTCGCTGCGCCGCGTCTTCGTCGACACCCGCCAGAGCCCCACATACCGGTTCACCGTGCGGAACGGCGCCTACGTGTGGGGCGGCACCCGCGTCCTCGCCCGCCGCGCCTGGGAGGCCCGCACCACGGCCATGCACCACCGCATGATGCGGATCGCCGAGGCCGCCGGGAACGAAGACATGGTGACCAAGTGGGAACAACGCGCCTACGCCTACCGGTTCGCCCGGCACAAGCGGCGCATGGACCTGCTGCAGATGGCCCTGAACGCACCCAAGGCGCTGTTCTCGGGGGTCGTGGCCGGCGCGGGCCTGCTGCTGGCGCTGGGCGTCATGCTCGCCTGGTACAACCGCGACGTCCGCGACGTCCTCACCCCGATGAACACGGTCATCGAGTTCGTCGGCTGGGTCGCGTTCCTCGCGTCCGTGATCTGGAAGCCGCTCCTGGATGCGCTGCCGCTGCTCATCCTCATGGGCGTGTGGTCGGTGGGCCGCAACCAGCACACCGCCCCCACCTGGGCACTTCCGACCGACAGCGGCGACCTCGACATCCTGCCTGACGAGAACGCCATCATGCGGGCCCTGGAAAACCTGTCCATCGCTCCGCTCAACAAGGCCATCAAGGAAGGCTGGAAGCCACGCTGGGTGCAGCCCACCGTGCGACTCGGCAACGGCTACCACACACAGCTGCAGCTCCCCATGGGCGTCACCGTCGAGATGATCAACGGGAAAAAGAACATCCTCGCCCACAACCTGCTGCGCAAGCCCGTCGAGACCTGGCCGACCGAGCCGCCCAAGATGCCCGGCGTCCTCGACCTGTGGGTCGCCGACCAGGGCTCCCTCAACGGGCCCGTACCGCCCTGGCCGCTCCTCACGGAGGGCACGACCGATTACTTCAAGGGCGTGCCCGTCGCCGTCTCTCAGCGCGGCGAGCAGATCATCGGCAAGCTGATGGCCGCGAACTGGATCGTCGGCGGCATCATGGGCTCCGGCAAGACGTCCATCGTCGTCGCCCTGCTCCTCGGCGCCATCCTCGACCCGATCGTCGAGGCCGAGGTCTACGTCATGGCCACGAACGTCGACTACGACCCGCTCAAGCCGCGGCTGAAGACGCTGGTCAAGGGCGACGACCCCGAGCAGCTGAAGGCCGCCCTGGACCGGCTGCGCAGCCTCACCAACGAGGTCACCGAACGCGGCAAGCTCCTCGAGGAGCTCGGCGGCGACTCGCCCAAGCTCACCCGCGAACTGGCCCTCAAGGACCCGCGGATGCGGCCCCGCGTCGTCGTCTTCGACGAGTGCCACGAGCTGTTCATGCACAAGGAGTACGGCAAGGAGGCCGCTGAGCTGGCCATCCGCGTCATGAAGAAGGCCAGGAAGGTCGGCATCACTCTCATCTGGGTCACCGTCTCCCCGACAGCCGACAGCATCCCGCGCGACGTCACCCGCAACACCAGCCACCGCGTGGCCTTCGCGGTCGGCGACCAGGTCGCCAACGACGGCCTGCTCGGCTCCGGCAAGTACAAGGCCGGCATCCGCGCCACCGAGCTGGTGCCCGGCCAGGACATCGGCACCGCCGTCACCTACGGCTTCACCAGCAAGCCCTTCGAGGTCATCCGCGCCTACTACGTCGCCCGCGACCCCGAGAAGGGCATCGACGAGGTCACCCCGGTCGTCGAGCGCGCCCTGAAGGCGTACAAGAACGAGGACGGCGCGTGGGAGGTGCCTACGTTCGCCCCGGCCGACCCGCTCACCGACATCGCGAGCGTGCTCGGACACGAGACGAAGATGCTCACCCAGGATGTGCTGCGACGCCTGCAGGACCTCAACCCCACCGAGTACGAAGCGTGGACATTCCGAGACCTGCGGCGCGTCCTCGACGAGGCCGGCCACGGCGAGTACAAGACCAACGGCGGTCGCCAACACGTCAGCCTTGACCGCATCCTCGACGCCCTCGCCGCCCGCGACGACGTCAACGACGACGAGGGAGGCACCGAAGACTGAGGGAGTTCTCCCTACCCGCCTCCCCACCCCGCCTCCCTGTACATGACCTGCGGGAATGGCCAATCAGGGAGGCAAGGGAGGCAGCGTGCGGGAGGTCGAGGAAACGGGAAACAGGCGCGATCGGCTCCCCGCCCGCGCCTCCCTCCCTGCCGCATCATGGGGCCATGGAGTCGCTCGACATACGGCCCGGCCACCTCACCGCCCACCAGACCGCCCGCGTCCTCGGCATCGGCCTGCCGGCCGTCCGCAAGCTCGTCCAGCGCGGCAAGCTGACTCGGTCGGGCGGCACCGAGCGCCAACCCTGGTACGCCGCCGCTGAGGTCGCCGCCTACGCCGCCAACCGCGCCGCGACCCGATCAGCTTGACCCGCAGGTCAGCAGGGTGTCACGATCTCGGCGTACAACCATGCCCGCACACGGGCACCACAGACGCACGGCGAAGCCCCGGTCCGGTCCCCCCGGCTGGGGCTTCGCCGTGTCAGCACGTCGGCGGCGACACGGAGACCGGATAGCAACCGGGGGCGCGGGAGAGGGCAACCCGCCCGAGCCGCCGCCGACCCTTCACACCGTCTCCACATGCCGCATGATGGATCCTCAGACACGCACGTCCAGGGGGGACCATGCGCATCCACGCCACCATCACGCTCGCAGCCGCGCTACTCGCGCTCACCGGCTGCGCCGCGAACACCGAGCACAGGCCAGCCACTCGGCCCACAGCCGACCACACGGCCACACCGTCGAGCACCTCCAGCAAGGATCTGGTCATCCCCGGCGCCACAGTTGCCCAGGCCCGCACCGCCATACGCGACTACGCGCGCACCATCCACGGCGCCGACCTCTACTACATCAAGGTCCAGCACAGCCGAGACGCCCAGCGCTACGTCTGCCGCGGACGCTGGTACGCCGACGCGGACTCCTACCGCGCCAACAGCGGCACGACCACGCCGTGGCCGGACAGCTGGCCGCACCTCGCCATCAACTGCCCATAGCCGGGGGGTGAGCGTGGCCACCAACCGCGACGAGCTCACCAGCTACGAGTACCGGCAGATGCGCGCCCGCGTACTCGCCGCATCCGACGTGTGCATCGTCTGCGGCCACGGCGCATCCGACGCCTGCGACCACATCCACCCAGTCAGCAAGGGCGGCGCACGCCTCGACCCCGACAACCTCGGGCCCATCCACGGCGTGGCTGGCTGTCCCGTGTGCCTGCGTAAGTGCAACAGCGAGAAGGGCGACCGGCCCCTCGCCGACGTGGTGCAGCTGGTCACCTCGGTCGACTGGTTCGCGGGACCGTAGCCCACCGCAAAGGAGGTGCTTGCCGTGCAGCCCTTCGCCCCGCTCGGTCGGTTCGTCGACTACCGCGACCAGAAGTGCGGCTACTCGCCCGGCAACACCGAAGCCACCGACTGCCCGGTCGATGCCACCTGGCACATCATGTGGAACGCCGACCGGGACACAGGCATGGCCTGCGACCCGCACATGGACATGGTTCGCGCCCGATACGTGTTCGTGGACTCCCACCGCATCGTCCCCGACTGCGGGATGCCCAGCGCGCTCTGGGACTTCGACGAGAAGCGTTGCGTCTACCCCGACAGCAGTGAGCAGCTGTCCACTGGCGCATCATTCACGGTCGAGACGCCAGCAAAAGCCCAGGTCACAGGCTCGGATTGATCTGATCGAGTTGGAATCTTCCAAGATTTTTTAGAAAAGATCATCTTCTCAACCCCGCGCCCAGCTTTTATTTTTCTCCCCCCGGGCCGATGACCCCGGATGATCATGGAAGGGGGGTCGGCATGGGGGCCGTCGAGGATGCCGTGCGCAGTGACATTGAGCAGCTCGGGGACCTGGTAGGCGTCGAGCCGTCCCTGACCGAGTTGGCGTACACGATCGCTGGCCGCATCGACCGTGCGGCGACCACGCAGTGCGAGACGTGCGGGGAGCCGATCGCCCAGGACGACCGCCTGCTCCCTCAGTTGACCCGCGAGCTCCGTCAGACGCTCGCCCAGCTGCTGGAGGGACGGGCGCCTGACGATGACGACGACCTCGGAGACCTGGGCACCCCCGAGTGAGTTCGCCGAGGACCTGTACGAGCGCTACGGGCTGACCTGCCCGCCGCGCTGGGGGACGCCCAGGCATCCGGACCGGCCGTCGCTCGGGCCGAAGCTGTGGAAGGTCATGGCCAAGCTCGGCGCTCCGCCGATGCCGTGGCAGAAGTACGTGTCCGATGTCGCCCTGGAGATCGACCCGGAAACCGGCCTCTTCGCGCACCGCGAGGTCGGCCTGTCCGTCTCCCGGCAGCAGGGCAAGACGGAACTGTGCCTGGGCGCCCAGGTGCACCGCGCGCTGGCGTGGCCGCGGCAGAACATCGTGTACGCGGCGCAGACCCGGGGCATGGCGCGGCAGCGCTGGGAGGACGAGTTCTGGGAGAAGATCTCCAGCTCCGACCTGGCGAGGCTGGCGCGCATCCGGAAGTCGAACGGCAACGAGGCGATCCTGTGGCCCGGCAAGCGTTCGAAGATGGGCATCACCGCGAACACGGAGAAGGCCGGCCACGGGCCGCCCCTCGACCTCGGGTTCATCGACGAGGCGTTCGCGCACGAGGACGACCGCCTGGAGCAGGCGTTCAGTCCGGCCATGCTGACTCGGGCTATGGCGCAGCTGTGGTGGGCGTCGGCCGGCGGCACCACGAAGAGCACCTGGCTGAACAAGAAGCGGGAGGCGGGCCGCGCGCTCATCGAGGCGCTGTTCGCGGCGCTTGCCGTAGACCTGGCGGCCGTCCGGCCGCGGGCGGCGTACTTCGAGTGGTTCGCCCCGGAGGACATGGACCGTTCGGACCCGGCAACCTGGCGGGCAACGCTGCCCGCGCTCGGGCACACGGTGACCGAGGCCATCATCCAGGCAGAGCTGGAGAAGATGGACCCGGCAGAGTTCGACCGGGCCTACCTCAATCGGACCCGGAAGCCGACCCCGCCGACCGACCCGAACGTACCGAAGGTCAAGTGGCCCGCGCTGGTCGACGCCAAGAGCAAGCCGGTGGCGGACAGCGTGGCGCTTGCCATCGATGTCGCACAGGACCGCAAGCACGCGGCCATCAGCGCGGCGTCCCTGAGGGCGGACGGCAAGGTGCACCTGGAGGTCGTGGCGCACCGGGCCGGTACGGACTGGGTCGTGCCTGCGGTGGCGCGCCTGCACCAGCTGTGGAAGCCGGTGGCCGTGGCGGTCGCCTCGTCGGGTGCCCCGGCTGGCTCGCTCATCGATGACCTGATCGCCGCGGGCATCGACGTGCCCGAGGACAAGGAGCACCCGATGCGCGGCGACCTGGCGGTCATGCGCGCGGGCGACATCACCGAGGCCTGCGGGCAGTTGGCCGACGCCATGAACCAGGGCACCGTCCGGCACCTGGACCAGGTGCCACTCACGGCGGCCGTGAACGGCGCCAGGACGCGCCGCAATGGGGACGCCTGGACCCTGGACCGGACGGCCTCGCTGGTGGACATCAGCCCACTGTGTGCGGCCACGTTCGCTCGCTGGGCGCTCATCATCCGGGGACCGCACGTGCTCGAGGACTACGACCCACTCGATTCGATCTACTGAAGGAGGGGGCGTAGTGCGCGAGCGGATGACGACCGTGCTCGACGCCGCCGGCCTGCTGCTCGTCGCGGGCGGGGCGGGCGCCGGAGCGTACCGGTGGCTGGGGTGGGCGGCGCTCGCCGTGAGCGGTGCTGTGGTCCTCGCCGGATCCTGGCTGGCCGCGGGCCCAGGCCGGAAGGGCGGTAAGACGTGAGCCTGTTCCGACGGCGTGACTACCCAGGGCAGACCGCTGATCAGTTGATTCCGCCGCGGCCCGGCACAGGGGGCGGGGCCGCGGTTGTGACGAACGAGATGGCGCTGCGGCATTCTGCGGTGTGGGCGTGCCTGCGGCTGCGCGCGAACCTCATCTCGACGATGCCGGTGGACCTGTACCGCAAGGTGGACGGGATCCAGGTGGAGGTGCCCAAGCCGCCCGTCCTGGTCACCCCGGGGGGTGACGAGGTCAAGATGCGGGAGTGGATGTACAGCTCCCAGTTCGACCTGGACCGGGCGGGCAACACGGTGGGCCTGATCACCGCGCGGGACGGGCTCAACTTCCCGGCCCGCATTGAGCTGGTGCCGATCGGCGACGTCACGGTGCGGATGCGCAAGGGCAAGAAGAAGTACCGGATCGCTGGCACCGACTACGAGCCGAACGAGGTGTGGCACGAGAAGCAGTACACCGTGCCCGGCCTTCCGGTCGGCCTGTCCCCGGTGGCGTATGCGGCGTGGTCGATCAGTGAGTACCTGTCCATCCAGCAGTTCGCCATGGACTGGTTCCGCAACGGGGCGATCCCCTCGGCGCACCTGAAGAACACGGCGAAGCAGCTGACGCCAGAGCAGGCCGACGGAGCGAAGCAGCGTTTCAAGGCGGCCGTGATGAGCCGGGACCTGTTCGTCACCGGCAACGACTGGGACTACGACATGATCCAGGCCGAGCAGGCGGGCGCCGACTGGATCGCCGCCAAGCAGTTCGGCATTGGGGACATCGCCCGCTTCTTCGACTGCCCGTCCGACCTCATCGACGCCTCCGTGTCCGGCAGCTCCGTGACCTACGCGAACATGACCCAGCGCAACCTGCAGTTCCTCGTCATGTCCCTGGGGCCGGCCGTGACGCGCCGCGAGGACGCACTCACCGACCTCAGCTCGCGGCCGCGGTTCGTGAAGCTCAACCGCAACGCTCTGCTGGCGATGGACCCGCAGTCGCAGGCCAGCGTCATCAAGACGCGCATCGACTCGCGCACCCTGGCGCCGTCCGAGGCGCGCGCCCTGTACGACCAGGCGCCGTTCACCGAGCAGCAGATGGCGGAGTTCGACCGGCTCTTCGGTAAGGGCGCCCAGCCGCAGCCCACCACCGCGACCCCGCAAGCAGGAGGAGCATCCTCATGACCGACATGGCGACCCTGCGGCAGCAGGCTGCCCAGGCCCGCGCCGGCGCGGCGGGCTCGACTTCGATGGCGATCCCGCGCGACCGGCCCGAAAGCCCGGAGATCCGCTTCACGTCTGAGCTGCGCGCGAAGAAGGTGCAGCGCGACGATATGGAGTGGTACCAGCTCGAGGGCTACGCTTCCGCGTTCGAGCAGGGCTACGAGATGTGGGACATGTTCGGGCCCTACACGGAGAT